CCTTGCGCAGTAGAACCATTTGATATGGCTATGGCATTTGTATTAGTAGCCTGACCCCCAACTGCAAAGGAAGCACTCCCTGTCGCATCACCATCACCTAAACCAATAGCAAATGAATTATTTCCTGTTGCTGTAGAGTTACTACCAATCGACACCGCATTTGTGCCACTAGCTACTGGCGCAGTAGCACTAGAAGGGTTTTCAGCATATAAGTCTGGTGAACCACCTCCACCGCCACCTATAGCTGTACCATCGAGAAGTAAACTGGTTCCGTCAGAGCTAAGTGTAATTGCAGAACCACTGCCTGTATTGTCTAAATTAACTGAACCCATCAGTAAGTTACCTCCGTTGTATTAACCGTTGCTACCCATCTAATGTTATGTGATGCTTCGCCAGTTACTGTTATTGCTACAGCACCGTTTGTTGTGTCTGCCGAAAGAGCTATGCTCCAATTAGTTGCACCTGCACTCTCACTGATTTTGTTAATGTTGTAAGTGCCAAGGGCTGTTGTAGAAGCACTAGCTCCTCTAACTGCTCCACCTTTGATTTCCCATATAGCAAAGTCATTTGTTGCACTTGAGTCCTCACGAGCAATCACTGTGCCTGTAAAGCCGTAGCAAGAGTTGTTTGGTAGTACTACTTGGTTAGTTGTTCCCGCTGTACTCGTATTGGACCTTAGTGCCTCAGCAGTTGCATCTGTTGTGTCACAGAATAAAACAAGTGAAGCTCTTTGTTGATCACCGTCATTAGAGAAAGAATAAGAAGCATATGCATCCTTACCATCAATGTTTTGCGTGTCTGCAAAATAACCACCAGCACGACTATAGCTACCAGATGCGGTATTACCCATTCCACCAAGAATAGCAGAGTAACCACCACTAGCTTCGTTGCTATGCCCACCTATTGCAATACTTCTTGTAGCAGAGGCAATATTACTACTTCCAGCGGTAACTGCATATGAACTACTTGATGTGTTTTGGTAGCCACCTAGAGAAGCTGAATATAAAGCAGTAGCTTTAGATTGATACCCAATAGCAACACTGCTAGTACCTGATGCACCATAGCTAGAACTGTTGCTAGCTATAGCCGCCGCCAAGCTATCTGTGCCAGAGGCACGACCATTTATCGCTATAGCTGAAGCACCACCTGTAGCAACTGATCCAGTCCCATTAGAAGGTGAACCGATTGCAACCGAGTAAAACTGACTAGAATTTGCGTTAGCGCCAATCGCAACAGAGGCAATACCCGACGAAGTTGAGTTATAACCAATTGCAGTAGACCTTGTGCTTGATGAAGTAGTCCCGTCACCAAATGCTAAAGCGTCTGCACCGCTTGCTACAGCACTATCCCCGATAGCTATTGCATTAGCACCTGTTGCAGATGGTTGAGCCGCAGGGCTAGATTCATTAGCCGCATAGAGGTCAGCACCGCCACCAGCGTCTGCAAACGTAACAGCGCCAGAACCGTCTGTAGTTAAGACTTGTCCGTTAGTACCGTCAGCCGTAGGTAGGGTATAAGTACTACTAATTTTAACTTGTTGAGAAGTACCACCTAATACGATTTGGTTGTTAGTAGATGTATCAGCTTGATAACCAATACCTACAGAGTTATCTGCGTTAACATTAGTCCCTCTCCCGATTGCAGTAGAGTAATCCCCGTTAGCCTGATTTTGATAGCCTAAAGCTGTAGCGCCAAAACTTGAGGCTTGGTTCAAGTAGCCTATTGCAGTTGATCTACCATTACCTGACGTTTGTGCAGCCCAGCCAAGTGCTAAACTTTGGGCGGCGGTGGATTTTGCTTGCCTACCTATCGCAACGCTATTAGCACCTGATGCGCCGTAGCTAGAAGTGTTGTTAGCTATAGCCGCCGCAAAGGAGTCTTCTCCAGAGGCGTAGGAGTTCGTTAAAGCTGTTGCCCTTAAACCTGCCGCTACTGATGAAACACCTAAAGCTATAGAGTTATTTGTACTAGCACTTGCTGATTGCCCTATTGCGACACAACTAGTGTTTGATGCCACCGCTAACTTGCCCATTGCAATACTGTTTACGCCTTTAGCGCCAAAGTTTGTACTGTTGCTGTCAATAGCAATTGAAACACCTTCTGTGCCTGACGATTGACCCCAACCTAAAGCAATTGAATATTGACCACTAGCTATAGCACCATCACCGATAGCTATTGCATTAGCACCAGTAGCACTTGGTTGTGCAGTAGGGTTAGACTCGTTAGCCGCATAGAGGTCAGCACCACCAGCGTCTGCCCATTCACCAGCACTTGCTCCAGAGTTAACTGTAAGAACTTGTCCTGCTGTACCTAGAGAAGCTGGTATGTTTGTAGCTATATCACGTCCGTCTACTGTGCCTGATACTACAATATCACCAGATATATTTAAGTCTCCACTTGCATCTAAGAAAGATGCTTTAGAGGAAGGTTGAGTTACAATTACATACTTCTCTCCAGAAGACCAATTGACTGCGTTATTGCTGTTAGAGGATGATAGTATTGTTGTACGTGCTAAAGTGGTTCCAGAAGCAGTATAAGTGCCAATACCAACTTCCCAGTCATTATTATTGGTAACAGCGTAGTAAGTAGTATTACCATCACCTATAGTAGAAAAGGATTGAAAACCAACTTCAGCACCTGCTAATGTATAAGTACCAGTACCTGTAGTTGTAGTAGTCTCTTTTACACGATCTTTAATAACAAGTGCCATAGTTTATTCCTTAAGCTGGGTCAGGTATTCCAATATCAAATGAAGCTAGTGAAAATGTGTTCCCACTCGTAACTGATTGAGAGGCTGTGAGAGCCGCTGTAGCTAACAAGCGTGAGTTGTTAGTATCTACTAGAGCGTAGTGAGTAACTGTTCCTGTACCTGTAATTGAGCCATCTGTAATAGCTGATACAGTAACTTTACGTCCACCACCTGTACGATCCGAAGGAGCCGCGATGGAAAGTGAGGTAGAGTTACCTAGTGATAGTGTACTTGTAGCCGCAGTGTAAGTTGTAGCTTCTGCTGAAGTTACGTGAACTACGTTTGCTTCTGTGTCTAATGTGGTTAAACCATTATCAAACACCCTGTTGTCTAAAAATGCCATTATTATTATTCTTCCTGTTCTTCAAGAGCTTCTTGCTCTTCTGTTTCTGTTTCCTTATCGGGGTCATAATTTAGGTCTGCTATATCCATAAGATTTTGTATAACCTCTGGGTGATCACTGACGCTAATATCTGCGCCGTTAAGGTTACGCAAGAACCCTGCAATTTCACGTAAGTCGTGAGGTGCAACATCGCCAGCTTCAATAGTCGGCATTAACGAATAGTCCAGACCGTTCAACTCCCATAGTCTTTCGACTAACTGCTTATTGAGGACATCGACAATTTGCTGGATGTAACTCTCAAGTGCGCGGAGGAACAAGTCTGTCTTGCTCTTCGACAAAGCGTATGAACCGCCTTGACTACCAAGCATTAGGAACTCTGACAAGACACTCCTAGCAATATCGTGTTGATACCTTTTTACTATGGGGTCAATGTCTATGTTCCTAGAACCACTTGATGACATAAGCTCCACATCAACTAATCTGATATTAGTAGGACTTCCATCCTTATCAGGGTAAGTATCTGAGGGAGTAATTATGTAACCTTGTTCATTAAACTTAACGTCACGTAGTATCTGCTCAAGGTTAGACTTAAACTGTACTTGTGATGATGTAGCATCTGGGGATAGGTACTCCGATGGAATACGTGCTACTGGAATACCTGCTAACTCTCGCTCTACAGCAATCGCTTCAATAGCTTGTAAGTTATTAAGATACTCATAAGAAGTATAAGCGTTACGCAAGATAGAACGCCCACTAGGATCTCCGTTAAGGCTAGTAGTACGATAGTACAAGCTCTTACGAGAAGGTATATAATGTTTCGTAGTACCTGCATAACCACCATCTTGATAGACACCTTGTATGTCACCAGTCTTATTATCTACATCAAACCTAGATACTGTCCAAGGTGCGCGCATTGCTATCTTACGTACACCCATTCTACCATCGGTATACTTAGATCTCTTCTTATCATTTGATTGAGTAGGACCAACTCTGCGTTTGTATACTACTTCGAACCACGCGAAGCCATACGACAAACAAGATAGAGCTTCAGCTATGTGATCGTCTAGCGTATGATCCATATCACACAAAACACTCTCAACAAAGTCAGCTTCACGTTTAGCTTCAGCAGAATCGTTTATAGGACATACTTTTAAGTCTACATCGCGCAAAACCTGTTCTGTAGCGTACATAACTGCACCAATAGTACTATCATTATCACGCATTTCACGGTACTTTCGTATCGCTTTTTTGCCTCGTAACTCAGGCAGAAACTCATCAGACCTTATCTGACCGTTAATTGTATTTTCACCAGAGACACCTAGTATCGCTGTCGATTCCGTCTGTGAGAGTTTCTTTACCATTTTACTTTAAGCCTTTAGCGTTAGAATATGCCAGAACTAGCTGTGGTTTTGCATATCCATTAAGTGATAGATCCGTTATAGCCCATACCATTGCATCAAGACGGTCTGGTGAGCCTGTGGACCCTAAAGGTTCCCACTGTACCATCTGATCCTCTAAATCATTCAATCCTTTGACGTGTTTGACTTTACCTTGCTCGTATAAAGCAGAGACAGGTTCAGCACGAGCCATTTTACCTCTACTTGCATGTACAAGTTTGACTGGCACGTTTTCGTCTTCAGTGTGCAGAGTGTGACGCACCATATCTCCACCTTGGTTCTTCTCCGCTACTATGCGGTCAGCCATGTGTTTACGATATAACTCAATGGCTTTAGATGCCCATTGTTGCGGTGTGTAACGATCAGTGTGATCTTCTAATACGTAGGCTACTCCATTAACATCTATGCCAGCGACAACCATACCAGTCATATCACTATCAGTATTTGATGTAACCGCTGGGTCAATCGAAACTATGATACGTGATAACTGAGGAACTTCGTCCTTGTCTATCTCACATGAATGTAGGAGCTTCCTATTCCAAAGCGCACCTGACGCTTCGTCTAATACTTCTGCATATAATTCTTGCCTACCAAGACGTGTGCCTTCATAGGTCTTCTTAACTGCATCTAAGAAAGTGCCAGCTAAGTTAGCCGCATTATCAAATGTACTACCTGTACTAACGATTGTCTTATCGTCAGCGATAATACCTCTTAGCAGTTTTGTTGTTTTGGGGGTTGTTGTTACAAAGACTTGTGGCTTACGTCCTAGACGTAGACCGAACATCATCATGTCCCAAGTCTCTTGTGCGTTGCGCCAAGCGCAAAGTTCGTCAGTCCAAGCACTAAAGGCTTGTGGACCACGAAGTCGTTCTGGATCTTCCGCAGAGAAGAAAACAGCCTTAGCTCCATTCTCCCATGTTAGTGTACTATTAGTTGGCGACCAAATAGGGAAACCTAAGTGTTTACCTCTATATGTTTTATCACCTTTCCAGCAGACATTTAAAAGACCACTGTCACCCTCAACCATAACTCTACGTACATCTCCTTTAGTTGGAGCGACACAATGAACAATCCTGTCCCCCTTCTTAATTCGATGTCTTACCCACTCTGCTCCAGCGCGAGTTTTACCCCAGCCTCGACCAGCTAATGCTAACCAAGTCGTCCAGTCCCCTTTCGGTTCTAGTTGATCTGGTCTAGCCCAAAAGTTCCAATCATACCTAAGCTCATCAGCCTTTGCAGGTCCAATCTCTTTTAGTATTCTGTGTACTTCTGCATCGGGTAATGCTCTTAAGTCATCGGCTGTTATCTTCATCGGGATTTACATTCTTTCCTAGTAGAGACATAACGCTATCTACTGCGGCTAGATCTTCATCTGGATCTGCCTCTTGCTCTACTTCATTCACAGTACTGTTAGGCGACCATCCACCTTTAGATCTTAAGTAAAACTCTGCG